TCACACCGCCAACCCGCCGCCGAGAGGGTTTAACGTTACTGCGTGTTGCAGGTAATCAGGTGCAAGGTGAGCATAAACCATCGTCTGTTGTATGCTGGCGTGCCCCAGAATTTGCTGTAACGCAATAATGTTCCCCCCGTTCATCATGAACCAGCTTGCAAATGTATGCCGAAGCACATGCGTGGCCTGCCCGCGTGGTAAATCGGGCTTAACCTGTCTGAGCCGTTCGCAGAAGTTTTCATAGTCAACTTTGAACAGTGGCCCGGTGTCGCTGGTCTTGATCTCTTTCTCCAGTTCTTCCGATATGGGAACCGTGCGCTTTTTCCCATTTTTGGTCTTAAGGAACGTCACGCGCCCGTGATTAACCTGCTCACCGCGCAGCGTGCTGCCTTCACCCCAGCGTGCGCCAGTGCTGAGGCATAGCAGTGCTACGCGTCGATCGTCGCCGGTCAGAGTGTCCAGTAATTTGCTGATCTCTGATTTGGCGAGATAGGTCATAGCTGGGGGCGCTTCTTTCAGTGGTTCCAGACCCTTACAGGGGTTATCCTTCCTGAACTCTTCCAGCTTTATCAACGTGCTGAACATCCCGGACAAACGGTAAATATCCCGATTGATCGTTGCTGCACTGATACCGTCTTCCAGCCTTTGGCTTCGGTGCTGTGCAATCATTCGCTTGTTCAGTCGGTTAACGGCTGGATCACCCAACGCCCTGATCGTTTTATTCAGGTGCCGTTTTTCAATCTCGCCATTTTCCTGAGTCTGTCCATACAGCAGCCACCAGGTATCTAACAACTCGCTTAAGGTGCGGCGGTCAACGCTCGCGCCCAGCCATTCTTTTTTGTCGGCGTTGGCTAGTACATAACGCTCAAAAAGAACTGCCTCTTGTTTCTTCTCAAATCGCCTGCGGATACGTTTTCCGTTACGTCCGCGCGGCCATACGTCCACTTCATATTGACCACCTTCGAGCTTCTTAATCGACATAAGAAAGCCCTCTGGCGTTTATTTCTCCATCCTGATAACAGATAGTGAAAATGTAATGTTTATAAACGGTTAACCAGTTTGTTTCTCGGAGCGGTCTGATCCAGTTGACTCTGGCCCAATGTGTGCGAGGGCCGGTGCGATTTGACCAGCTTGAGGGGCGGTCTTATCTGTCATGAGCCAGAGCGTGTATTTTGCAAAGCGGGGATGTTGTGTGATCTTTAACAAGATTTCACTACCAACGCCTTCTCTTCTCCCCATCTCGTAATGCTTTTGAGTGCCTGCCGGAATACCTGTCAATTCAAAGAATTGAGTTCTGGATAGCCCTTCTGCATCCCTTATAGCTCGAATTTTTTCCCCAATCCCGCTTGACTGGGTCTTATTTGATACCATATCCTTCTCCTTGTTGGGTCTCAATTGATACCATTAAGATGAAATGGCAACCGCCAATATAAGCAGTTACAAGCCGAAATAAGCGCCTAGCGCCAATGGGGATTATGACACATGACTGAGAAAGATTTAGAGGGGTTCATTGAAGTGCGTCACGCCGTTGACGCAGTTCCATACCCAAAATTCGCCGAGTTAATCGGTAAGAAGCCCGCCACGGTTAAGAGCATGATTGAAGACGGTAAGTTGCCGATCATCCCATGGAAGAACCCGGAAAGCCTGGGCGCCCGTGCTGAGAACTGGATCTATATTCCTGAGTTCAACCGCGCAATGCGTGACGCCTACTACAACCGTCCGAGAGAGCAGCGCGACGCTTGGTTGCTGTGGATCGGTCTTTGAGGTTATCGCGATGAGCCAGAAAACAGCCAACCACGAAAACCGGGTGCGTGAATGTAACAATATTCTGGACACCCATTTAAAAGATATGCAAACGGGCTTCATGATTCGCACCAATAGCGGCGAGTTTATGATCAGGGATAAAAAGCTGATTAAGAAAATAACCAAAGACGTGGCGCGCCATGTTGATGGTGAATTGCTTAAATTGGGAATGTGAGGGGGCTTTTGTGGCTGTGCAATTAATACAGTTAAGTCGTCACTCATATTTATATCGTGGCTTCACGATTCAAAAGTGCCCGCGTAATCCATTTACGTTTAAGCACTCTTATCGTATTTCCAGCAATGGCGATTATTACGGGCGTGACTTTGCTTTAGCGGAAGCCATGCGCACGGTTGATCAGATGTATAAGCAAGGGGGCAGTAATGCACGATGAAGGCCCATCACTGGCAAGCCTGCTTAAGCACGGGTGCCAGGTTACACACTTCAAAAACTCACGCGGCTGGCTGGAAACACCAGACGGGCAATTCTTTAAACCTGAGCCTAGCAAGGTTCAATTTATTAAGGGAATGAGTAAGCCCTTTGTTTATACGAAGAAGATAAACAAAGGATTGCTTTTTAACCTTGTTAATTCTTTGAGAGATTTAATCGGCTAACAACGTCAGTTAAATAGTAATTAAAAAACAGTCTTCACTGTCGTCACTTAATTAAGTGATGGCGCTTTCACTCATCCTAAAAAGGATAAATAGAATGTTTAATAAACTGTTTGGAAAAAAAGTAGCAGCGGCAAAAGTTGAACTTAAGAAAGTGGAAAATCGCGATCTTATGGAAGCTATTGTCGGCGGTTGTCTTTTGGTATCTGCCGCCGATGGCGAGATCGAAAAAGAAGAAACCAGCAAGCTGGATCAGCTTATCCGCTCTAACCCGCGCCTTGCGCATTTCGGCAATGAAATTACATCCACCATCAACCGCTATACGGAACAGCTTGAAGCTGGCTTCCGCGTTGGCCGCATGAACATTTTGCGCGAAATCGACGACATCAAAAATGATCCGAAAGAAGCCGAAGAAGTCTTCGTCAACATGCTGACTATCACCGAAGCGGACGGCCAGATCGAACCAGAAGAACAGAAGGTGCTGGAAGAGGTCGGGCGCCGTCTGGGGCTGCGTGTTGAGGATTATCTCTGATGCTGCGCGTGCTGGATTCACTACGTCCGGCGCTGGCCCTGCTGTTGGCCTTCATGGTCGTAGCAGTGGATTTCACCAGCTACCTGCTTTCGGTGATTGGCGACGCCTTCTTCGTTGGCGCTCTTCTTCTCCTTGTCTGGCCTGCCCTCAAGTCAGCTAACCAATCAGCGGATCACCAGTAACAGATTGCCGGGGAAACCCGGCAATTTCTGAGGCTTCGAATCATGACTAAACGCGATCAATATAACTTCATTCTGCACGTTCTCTTACCTGCTGTTGAGCGTGAAGGGCTGACGATTAAAACCCGCCGCGATGGTGAGTTAACCCTTTCTTCTGACGATCCCTCTGTTTCCTGCTTTATCGACGACATGCGCCAGCGCCTTACCACGGCGTTGCAGCGTCCGGCTGTTCCATCTTCCCCTTACGGAGTCCTGTAAAATGATCCGCCCGTTCATCAAATGGGCAGGGGGTAAAACCCGTGTCCTTCCTGACCTGCTGCCACACCTTCCTACAGCCGACTGCCTGATCGAACCGTTCGTAGGCAGCGCGTCGGTATTTCTGGCGACTGAATACCGCCGCTATGTGCTGGCTGATATCAACCCAGATCTTATTAACCTGTATCGGGAAGTCACCCGTTACCCGGACTTAGTGATCGATGCGGCCCGCGAACTGTTCAACAGTAAGAACAGCCCGCAGGGATACAACGAAGTCCGCGCCGCGTTCAATAAGCAGGTGGGTACGGTAAAAAGCGGTGGGTTGCGTTATGGCGCTGAAATGGCGTGCATTATGCGCGCTGCTCAATTCCTGTATCTGAATCGCCACGGTTATAACGGCTTATGCCGATACAGCCGGAAGACCGGCTTTAACGTGCCGTTTGGCAAGTATAAGAGCGTCTACTTTCCAGAAAATGAAATCCGCCTGTTTGCCGAAAAGGCCAACGATACAAAGGCAATATTTCTTTGCGCGCCGTTCCAGCGTTCTCTACAGGTCGTCACGGGTGGCGATGTTCTCGTTTACTGCGATCCGCCTTACCTGCCTGAAAGCAAAACAGCCGATTTTACCCAATACCACACCGAACCATTCACGGAAGACAACCACCGCCAGTTAGTCCAGGCACTGCTGGAAGTTAACCGTAAGCATGGCGTGAAGGTCGTCATTTCCAACAGCGACACCGAAGCCACCCGCGCGATTTATCAGCCCTTCAAGATGCACGAAATCAGCGTGCAACGTTCCGTCAGCACTGACAAAGACAACCGACAGAAGGCCAAAGAAGTGATCGGCGTGCTGCCTGTCTGCGACTGCTGCGGGCGTTACGGCGGGGGTTGCCCTGATTGTGGCGCCGTGATGGGTGATGCGACTTACAACGCGATGGTTGCGGCGGGCACGTTTGACGATCTGGAGGCTTTTTAATGGCAAAAATCTATATCGCTGGCCCGATGAGCGGTTTGCCTGGATTCAATCGGCAGGCATTTAACCGTGCAGCCGGGCACGTAGTGCGACGCGGAAACGTTGCCCTTAATCCGGCGATTTTGCCGGATGGATTAGAGCAGGCGGAATACATGGATATTTGCTTCGCCATGTTGCGTTGTGCTGACGAGATCTTCTTGCTGGATGGCTGGCAGCAGTCTGCCGGGGCAAGAGCAGAATACGCGTTAGCTCAAAAGCTGGGGTTGAAGATCCAGCACCAGACGATCGATCGGTTCACGGGGGCGTAATGACCGCCGTAACCCGTGGCCGTCGCGCGCCCTCTCCACCTCCACCGTATCCGGGTAGCGCTGACAATGCTATCCCTTACGCTTATGGAGGGAACAAACCATACCAGCCGATTGGCGTTGATGTAGCGCCGGGGCTGGATGGTTTCGACTATCTCACGCCGGACGGCACGCGTAAGCATATTGCGTTCAGTGAACTGGTAGCGGAAGACGAAAAGCCGGAACGCAGTAAGCTGCTGCGTCGCCGTCTGGCTTCTCTTCCGCAGTATATCCGCCGTCACTTTGCCGCGAAGCTGGATGCGCTGGACGCGAAAGACCGTAAAGCGGCAGATCTCTGGCTGGTTAATACCTTTGAGCGCCACGTATTAACGCGTATTGATAGCGTCAACAGTGTTTACCAGCCTGACACTGTGATGCCCGGCATTCTGCTACCAATCCGCGATCAGCTTTTCCGTATGCTTTGGGCAGGGAAAAAAGAGTTAAAAAGACTGGCTTATACGCTTGCCGATATCTTTACGAGCGAGTTTATACGCGAGTCCGATCACCAGTTGGCGCGCACCGGCGATCCTGAGTTCGCGGCGCTTTCTGGCTATGGCCGTATTGCGTCGCTGGCGGTGCATCTGAAAACGCCGATCCCAGGTTGGACAGCATATTGCAATGAAGAACTTGAAGCGGAGGACGCGTTACGCGCGGTTCTCCGTCTTGAGTCACCGCAGTGGTGGTTAAACCGCCTGCGCCGTATCCATGCTCGGTGGCGTGAGCATTTGATGATCGCAGCGGGATACGTCCAGAAAAAATCTTCCCCATACAGTAGCGCCCCGTGCCTTACGGAATGGCTGGCCCAGAAAAAGGCTAACCGTGAATACCTCAAGGCTATGGAACTGGAAGACCAGGACACGGGCGAGCGCATTTCACTGATCGATAAAGTCGCCGGCAGTGTTGCCAATCCGGCCAACCGTCGCCGCGAACTCATGACGAGAATGCGCGGCTTTGAAGATCTGGCGAAGCTGGAAGGGTTGGCCGGTGATTTCTACACGCTGACAGCACCTTCCCGTTACCACTCCATGCAGCATAACGGGCGCCGCAATAATAAATACTGTGGCGCGTCGCCGCGCGAGACGCAGCAATATCTTTGCAAAGTCTGGGCGAGAACCCGCGCAGCTTGGAAGAGAAAAGGGATCCGCGTCTTTGGTTTCCGCGTGGTCGAACCGCACCACGATGCAACGCCCCACTGGCATTTACTTCTTTTTATGCGCCCGGAATGCGTCGAGCAGGCGCGCGAAATCTTCCGTAAATATGCCCTGAAAGAAGACGGCAACGAACCGGGAGCGCAGGAAAACCGCTTTCAGGTTGTGCCGATCGACGATGCCCACGGCAGCGCAACCGGCTACATAGCGAAATACATTTCGAAGAATATCGACGGCTTCGCGCTGGATGGTGAGAAGGACGACGAAACCGGGGAAGACCTGAAAGAAATGTCACTCCGCGTTAGCGCGTGGGCATCGCGCTGGGCTATTCGCCAGTTTCAGCAGATCGGCGGTGCGCCGGTCACGGTATATCGGGAACTTCGCCGCCTGGGCGATCGCGAACTGGTGTTGCACCCTGAACTGGAAACCGCCCGGCAGGCCGCTAACGGTGGCGAATGGGATAACTACGTATTAGCCCAGGGTGGCCCGTTGGTTGAGCGCGATAAGCTGCGCATCCGTCTGAACTATGAAACCACTGAAAACGGCAACGCCTACGGCGATAACGTCCAGCGAATCACTGGTATTTACTGCCCGATTACGGGCAATGACTCTTTGATCTTCACCCGCACCACTCAATACAAAATTGTGCCGAAGCGCCAGAGCGCTGACGGTGTGGCCGTTGACGTTGGTTTTTCAGGCGGCAGCGCCGCCCCTCGGAGTTCTGTCAATAACTGTACGCGGGATCCCGCGACAGGTGCAGACGGTCTTGAACATGCCGATCACGAAGTGGGAGAGACGGTGAATTTTGATGCTCTTTCACGGCAAGAAAAGCGGGAACTGGCGCAGCGGTTAAGTGACGATGTACGCGCCAAGCGGAAAACGCGGCCACCGGAACGGGAAGACGGGGCCGGGCTATCCGTGAAAGAGCAGCAGATTAGTGAACTGCTGGCGCTACGTGGGATTGATGCCAGCGCCGGAATGGTCAGATCGATGATGGCCGGTGCGTCAGTGGCGTGCGGCGATCTTGTTATGACCGTGCAGGACGGGCGGCTGGTATCGCGCAACCGCGCCGCGTCGGGGCTGGATAAGCTGCCGTCGCAAGTGATGGCGGCGAAGCAAAAAACAAGCGATCTTGTGAACAGGATGAAAGCAGCATTTTCGCGGAACTAAGCCGATATAAGCCGCTCTAAGAAGCAATTACCCATTTTCCACACAACCGAAATAGTTATGACTTTCGCCGTTTTCTGCTTATAGTGTGCGCGCTTTTGTGTCATAACTAAGCTAATAATAAATGGCATTTCGCTTACACACGCAGTTAGGAGGCTCTTATGACGAACCATAATCAGATGAGTCAGATATATTCTAAATTCGGCCGGGCCGGGTTTAATCTCTCTTACATCCGCAGGTTGTTGCCTGACTGGTGGGATGAGAAGCTTGCTGACACCCCATCAGGGCGCCAGTATGCGTGCCTGCACCTTGCGCGTATGTTTAGCATTCTCCCGGATAGCCTGAAAGATGGTAGCGAAGGGGTATGCTTTAACTTTGGTGGAAACCATAAATATAAATATCGCCAAAATGTAGCCGAGAACGATTTAGATATCGCTACTGCTGTTGCCTATACTGCGGCCGGTATTGTCGCGTCTAATTTCAAAGTCCCTTACGATGCCAGTGCAGTGCTGGATCCTTTGGCGATACGAACCCAGATTCTTACTAAGGAATCATGGGTGTCGCTAGATAGCCTGGTAACATACTGTCATTCGATTGGCATTCCTGTTGTTTATCTAAAATGCTTCCCTCAAGCTGCCAAAAAAATGGCCGGGCTGGCGCTAATGAGTCATGGGCGCCCGGTGATTGTTCTTACTCAGCCTCAGAAATACGGCTATATGCTGTTTGATCTCGCGCATGAGTTAGGCCATATCGCCAGAGGGCATCTGAACGCAGAAAACGGGCAGTGCCATATTGATGCAAAAATTGAGAATGCTTCGACGGACAACGTAGAGAAAGAAGCCAACGAGTTCGCCTTCCAGGTCATTTCGGGGCAGAAGTCTTTACGTATCGTTCCTACCGCTGGCAGGTTGAATGGGCCAGGCTTGGCTCGCGCGGCTCAAAAGTTTGGAAGTGATAATCACATTGACCCAACTCACATCGCTTTAAATTATGGTTTCGCGCAGAACTGCTGGGGCGTTGCTGTTAACGCTGTTAAATCACTCTGCGCTGGTGAAGACTCAGATCAGGATTTTGTGAGGGCCATGATGAAAAGCGGGATGGATTTAGAAAATATTCACGAAGATGATCTTAAGGTTTTAGAAAATCTAATCGGGGAATAATAAGTGATTGTTCTTTCTGACAATGATGTCATTTTGAAGCTGGCCCAGTGCAATCTGTTATCACAACTGCCAGTGGTTTTTAATCAACCCCCCGAACAGATCTTCATTAACCCTGCTGCTCGTTTTCAGCTTCTGCCAAAAAATCCTGATAAAGCAATCAGGAAGTGTGGTAGTCAGGTTGTTTACGAGCAGGTGGGTGCCTTCATCGAATCTGTGCAGGATATCCCGGAAGTTCAGGACTCACAGCTTATTGAGCTTTTGGGGAGTGTGCCCGGAATTGATGTAGGCGAACAGCTATTGCTTGCATCGTGCATAGAGAACCCGGAAGCCATCTTCATGACAGGTGATCGCCGCTGTTTGAATGCAATTGTTGCAAACCAACCAGCCCTTGCCGTAGTGCATCAGCGCTTATTGGATGCCGTTGTTACATTTGAGTCGTCACTTTTGCTATGTGTCCACGGTACAGATCAGGCTCACGTTTATGAAAATTTGGTGAGTAATCCTAAACCTGACGGCATGTTGAAATTGGCTCTTTCAAACGCAGGCGCGGCAATGTGCGAATGTATTTTTTCCCATACTCGTGAGTTTTACGATTACCTTGCCTTCAAAGATCGACTTCCTGATCGGGAGTGGGGAAGATAAAAAATTAAGGGCTAACAAAGCCCTTTTTTATTGCGTAAAAAACAATGCAAAAAATTGCACGTAAATGCACAAAAATTTCGGCATTCGTATTGTCAGTGCAGACCAGACGGGGCGGGCCTTCCGGTGGTCTGCACATTTGCACAAAAAAGCGGGGTTTCTGCGTGCGGGCGAGGCGGGGGAATGAGCGCGCGCTGAGGGGTGGGATAGGGTCGGTATTATCTACGCCGATTTTCGCGCCGCTGCGCCTTGCTGCTGCGTCGTTTTAGGTTCGCCGTGGTGGTTTGAGGCAAAAGAAAAGCCCCTGCCAGCGGGCTGCTGAGGGGCTTATGTGCGGTGTGGTCAGTTGCGGCCGTGCTGGCCGTTCCACGGTGGTGGTGAGTGCGTCCGGGCTGGCGTCAGATCGCTGCCTGCAATAGTGCGTAAGGGTTGAAGCGCACCACATCGATCCCCAGCCAGTCGTTTAACTCTTTCAGGCTTTCTTGTATCGGGGCCAGTTCGTTGATGGAAAACACCTTCGCCGCTTTCTCTACGTCGCCAAAGCCACCGGAGTTATTCGGCATTACCCCCATCAGAACGGGCGGCACGCGGTGCGCAGCTAACAGGTCGTCGCGGGTGGCGTCTTTGATGCCGGTAAACTCATCCTTCGCCGCCACCTGGCTGAACGGCATAATTTGCAGGCCGTCTTTTTTTCCGCCCGCCGCGTAGACAAACAGGTTTTTAAAAGCACCGTTGCCGCGTGCATCTTTCAACGACTTCTTAAGCTTTTCCACATCGTTATTATTCGCTACCGGGTCAGTGAGGTAGACGATCACCCCCGCATGACTGCCGTTAATGTAGTAGTTGCGGCGAAATACCGTTGCTTCACCGTTCAGCATGGCGCTTTGTAGCGCGGCGAGATATTCCGGCGCGCCGTAGATCTCCTGGTGCGGGCTGGGGTTCTTGATCTGGCAGACGCTGCCCGGTTCAAACGCGTGATCGTCAACGTAGCGCGGAACAAACCAGAATTGCGCCGGGTCTATGCCGCGCCGCGTATATTTTGCCTGGCTGTGCCGCAGCTCGATCGGCTGGCCGAGTCGGTTGCGGCGGCATTCCATGTAACAGTTACCGAAAATTAAATAATCCTGCACCCAGGCGGTGAACTCCTGCCGGGTCAACAGCGGGTGCGGTATGTAGCAACTGGCGATAACATTGCGTTTAAATATCAGCGGTGACTGGTGATAGGCGGCAACGTCGAACATGCGCGCCAGCCCGTAGGGGCTGATCGGTGGTTCATACCAGCGGCCATTGTTATGGCATTCGAGGCACTCCATAAGAGACGCGCGATCGTTGACTGCGATCGGGTCGCCAAAGCTGAAAGATTCCACGCTTTCCAGCGGGGTGGCTGCGTTGCTGGCCGTGCTGGCTGGCGCAGCAGTTGGCGCCCTGAATTTTTTTTTGCCGCTCAATTAAAACTCCTCCACAAAACTGCCGTTATCGCCGGTCACTTCCGCGCCGATCGGTTCGTTGTAAATGCCCTGCATAGTTGCCCATGCCAGATCGCCGTGATTGCTGCCACGGGCCCGATCGGACTGGTAGGTAATAACGCCGCCTGCGGTGACTTTACGCACGGTCATAAACGACTGTGCGAGATCCATCATTCCGGCGTCGAACTCAAAGCGCCCGGCACGAATGACCATCAACATTTTGAGCACCATCGACCGCTTAAGAACCGGTGAATAGTTGTATTTAACCGCCTGCGGGAAGAACTTGATCACCAGTTGATAAACCGCATCGCCGATCCCTGTGCCGTCGATAGCAATGTGCTGCACGTTGTAGCGGGTGGTGATCTCTTTAATAAATTTGGCCTGCTCTTCGTACTCCATGCCGCGTAACTGGTGGCGTTCTACCGCGCGGAACTTACCACCCGGCACGGCTGGCGGGGCCAGCACAACCAGCCCGGCGCTGTCGCCTTTGCCGCTGCTGCCGTTGGGGTCATAGCTTACCCAGACAGGGCGATTACCTAGCGGACGGGGTGCAAACGGGTTCCAGTCCGGCCACGCGTCCGGCATGTAGCCATCAACGCCGCAGCCCAGAATTGCGTTGTAGTCGAAGGCGCGTTCCCCGGCTTTAACGAACATGCAGCCGTACAGGTTGGCGTATTCATCGGGGGAGTTTTCGTTACGGATTTCATCGGTATCAACCAGATCGAAGCCGAGCTTCACGGCGTCTTCCAGCGTGACTATCTGGCGCCAGATGTTATCCCCGCCCAGCTTGCCGTTTTTGAGCGTCTTATAACTGGTGTCGATATCCACCCGATCGGCCCGTGAACGGTGCTTATTGAACTGATCGCCAGTCCAGAAGGGATAGGCTTCATGTTCTTCACTGGAAGGCGTAGAAAAGTAGGTGCGGCGTAGCCCTTTGTGGGTCGCCATGCCTGCGGCGACTTTGCGCAGGTTGATGAAGTTGCTGATCCAGAAGGCTTCATCCATGTACAGATCGCCGGTGTAGCTCTGTGCCGTCGCGGCAGAGGTGCCGAGAAAGTACAGCGTTGCGCCGTTGCTCAATACGATGGCGTCGCCGCCTTTGAGTTCTACACCGATTTCCTGTGCCAGCTTCTGAATGAACCGCTTGAACTGGAACGCCTGGGCGCGGCTGGCTGACAGGAATATCTGGTTATTTCCGGTTTCCAGCGCACGCAACAGCGCTTCGCGGGCAAAGTACCAGGTGGCACCAATCTGGCGCGATTTGAGGATAAAGCGGTTACGCCGGTTCCACTGTTTGAACCAGCGTTTTTGATGCTCGTATAGCGAATCAAAGACCAGCGCGCGAAGCTGGGTTATCTGTTCTTCGGTGAAATGGTTTTTCGGGGTCTTCGCCTTCTTCTCTTTCTCCTGGTCGCGTCGCTCATGCCGTTCAAAGCGGTCAAGCTGGCGCGCCAGCAGGTCAATTTCTTTGAAGTCCTTCGGTGTTTTGTCGTCCTTTTCCACCAGTCGCAGGTAACGAACGTGCGTGCGATCCTGCACCCGCTGCATGGGGGTGGCTTTATCCCACTCATAGCGGCGGCGCCAACTGTAGATCGTGTTAATGCTCACCCCGATTTCCTTAGAAATCTGAGTGATGCTAAACGCCTGCCAGTAGAGGCTTTTGGCTTTTGTGCTGAGGTCTTCGGCTGTATTCATGGCAACAGGCTATCGCGCTCGCGCGCGCAACAATATCGCCGCTGGTTGTCGCCTGAGTCCGACAAAGTGAAGGCTTTGCGCCTTCCGGCTGCAAAGGGAATGATTGGGGCACTGGTTAATATCAATCGCTTACCAACCCGGAGTTTTGTCACCATGCCAATGACAAATTTTTTCCGCGTCGCAGTCGAAGGCGCAACCTGTGATGGCCGCGTGCTGGAACGTCAGCACATTATCGAAATGGCCGAGCAGTACGATCCCCAGGTCTATGGCGCCCGCGTCAATCTGGAACACATTTTAGGCTGGTCTCCAAACAGTGATTTTCGTGCTTACGGCGACGTTGCTGAAACGAAATATGAAGAAATCGCCGAAGGCCAGTTAAAGGGCAAGCTGGCGCTTCTGGTGAAGGTGGACGCCACGGATGAACTGGTCGAACTGAAGAAGAAGCGCCAGAAAATCTACCATAGCATTGAGGTGCATCCGTCCTTCGCAGACACCGGCAAAGCTTACCTTATGGGGCTGGCCTGTACTGATAACCCGGCGAGCCTGGGCACAGAAATGATGAAGTTTTGCACCCAGAACGCCAGCGCCAACCCACTGGCTGCGCGTCACTACGCACCTGAATGCTTCTTCACTGAAACCCTGGAATCATCCCTCGAATTTGCGCAGGAAGAGCCGCCAGCGTCCGACACCGGGAAGAACTTCTTTTCCCGTATTAAGGAAATGCTGACCGGAACTCGACAGCACTTCGATCGTGAAAATGGCGATATCCGCCAGGCGGTTGAACTGGTAGCGGAAAGCCAGGGTGAATTGCTGGACAAGATGGAAAAACTGAGTGCAGGGCAGCTTAAGAACAAGCAGACCGCCGAAGCGGTGGAGAAGTTGCGCTCTGAGTTCGACGAGATGAAAGCGCAGCTTTCTACCCAGGACGCCAGCAAATTCCGCCGCCCGGAAGCGACCGGCGCAACTGAAAAATCTAACGCCCAGCTTGCTGACTGCTGATCGCCGCCAGTAACGAAGGAACAGTACAGGAAATATAACTATGCGTAATTCTACCCGTGAATTGTTTGATGCGTATCTTGAGCGACAAGCTGAACTGAATCACATCAATAAGTCCCACGTAACAAAGTCGTTCAGCATTGATCCAAGCGTTGAGCAGACGCTTGAAGACAAGGTGCAGCAGTCTTCCGAAATGTTGAAGCTGATTAACATCTACGGCGTTAACGATCAGACCGGCGAAAAAATCGGTCTGGGTGTGAGCGGCCCGATTTCCAGCACCAACAATTCCACCACCGATCGCCGTCAGCCTGTTTCCGTCACGGCGCTGGATTCGAACAAGTACACCTGTAATAAGGTGAACGCGGATACTTTCGCCTCTTATGCGCAGCTTGATGCGTGGGCTAAATTCCCGGATTTCCAGCAGCGTCTGAGCAATCAGATCATTCAGCGTATCGCGCTTGACCGCATCATGATCGGCTTTAACGGAACCAGCTATGCGGATAAGTCCGACCGCAACGCTAACCCGCTTTTGCAGGATTGTGGTATCGGCTGGCTGCAACAGTACCGCGCGAACGCGCCGCAACGAGTCATGAAAGATATCACCGTGACCAGCCGCGACGATTCCAACCAGGTGATCGCTAAAGGTGATTACGGTAACTACGACTCGCTGGTTTATGACGCGGTTAACTCACTGATGGACGAATGGTACAAAGATTCGCCCAATCTGGTGGTGATCACTGGTCGTAACCTGACGGTTAGCCGTTCGTTCCCGATCATCAACGCCGTCAGCACCAATAACCCGAACTCCGAAGCGCTGGCCGGTCAGTTGATCGCATCGCGTAAGACGATCGGTAACCTGCCTTCGTTCATCGCGCCTTTCTTCCCTGATGGCAGCATGTTTATCACTTCGTGGGAAAACCTGTCGATTTACTGGCAGGAAGGTGCGCACCGTCGCCGTATCGTGGAAGAGCCGGAATATAACCGCGTCTCTACCTACAGTTCGTCAAATGATGCCTATGTTGTTGAAGATTACGGCTTCGGCTGTCTGATCGAAGGCATTACCGCCGCCGAACCAGCAGCGGCACCATAAATCAGCGCAGGCCAGCTAACTGCTGGCCGCTTTGGGGGCATCATGTTGACACCTGCTCAACAACATTTTAATCGCGTGATGGCTGAACGCCGCCACGCCAGCCGTGAGCCGTCGCAGCTTGAAATGACGGCATACGAAACCATGCTTCACCGCCTGCGACTGGATAAAGCACGTTTGAGCCGTGTCCAGTCCCAGAAGGCTAAAGCGGATTTAAAACGCGAACTGCTGCCGGACTATCAGCCGTGGATCGAAGGCGTACTTACGGCAGATTCCGGCCAGTCTGACGACGTGTTAACCACCATCATGATCTGGTGCTGTGACTGCGGAAACATCGCCGAAGCCCTGCGCATTGGTCAGTACGTCTTGCGCCATAAGTTGCCGATGCCGGATCAGTATCGCCGCACCACTGCCACCGTACTGGTGGAAGAAATTTGCGATCCCGTCCTAGCTGCATTCAAAGCTAACCCGGCTGTTGCGCCGGTCGCCGCTGACCTGCTGGAAGCGTTACGGGGCTTAACCCTGAACGAAGATATGCCGGATGAGGTGCGCTCAAAGCTGCTTAAGGCGCTGGGGTATACGCTGCGCCTGGCTGACAACGTTGAATCGCTTACCGCTGCGGTTGAATACCTGCGTCAGGCGGCAGTGTTGAACCCGAAAAAAGCAGGCGTAACCCGTGATATTGAGCTTCTGCAACGTGCGCTTAAGAAGTCCGGGCAACCTGCTGACGGTGACGGCGCAGACGGCAAGCCAGAAGCGAACAGCACCGAAACCCAGACG